CCAGCTTCAATTTTAACTTAAATTAACGGAGGTACTTATTATGAGTACACAAATCACTACGGCTTTCGTTAATCAGTTTTCTCAAAACATACAGTTATTATCGCAGCAAATGGGTTCATTACTGCGAAACACTGTACGACAAGAAACTGTTAATGGCGAGAAAGCCTTTTTCGAGCAAATCGGTTCGGCAGTGGCGCAAAAGAGAGCGTCGAGGCATGCCAGCACTCCGATCATGGATACTCCTCATGCGAGAAGAATGGTCACAATGTCTGACTATGAATACGCAGATCTTGTGGACGATCAAGACAAGATACGTATGCTCATATCGCCGGAGTCAACATACGGCAAGGCAGCAGCAGCAGCTATCGGCAGAGCAATGGATGATGAAATCATCGGTGCTTTAGGCGGTACAGCTAAAACTGGTGTGTCCGGTGGAACTAGCACAGCGTTGCCTAGTGGTCAGAAAATCGTGCATGGAAGTGCCGGTTTGACAATCGCTAAGCTAATAAGTGCTAAAAAAATCATGGATCAAAACAGTGTTGATCCCTCAATTGAGAGATATATCGTTGTATCTCCCGAGCAGATCGAGGATCTACTCAACACAACATCCGTAACTAGCGCAGACTTTAACAGTGTAAAAGCGCTGGTAAACGGCACTGTCGATTCATTTATGGGATTTAAATTTATTACATCCAATCGTTTAAAAGACGATGGTACATCACGACTATGCTATGCGTATGCGCGTGAGGGTGTAGTAATGGCATTGGGAAAGGATGTGACTGCAAAGATCGATCCTCGACCAGACAAATCCTATTCAACACAAATCTATTACTGTTCAACTTTTGGTGCGTCCAGGATGCAAGAAGAGATGGTAATAGAAATAGCTTGTAACGAATAAGGGGGGCTAGATCATGGCTAATAAAAATTCAACTTTAGTTAGTAACTTTGAGGCTGATCCCCAGGTTATGAACCATGCACGACAGCATCACGGAATCAAGAGAGTTATACAGGGTACTGTAGCTCTTGTTGCCGGCGATCTCAGTGCTACTGATACTGTTATGCTTGCGCCAATTCCGACAAACGCAAGTGTTATCAGCATCAAGCTATTCAATGACGATCTTGATAGTGGTTCTACAAATACTTGCGACGTGGGATTATATTCTGCGGATGGAAATGTAACGGCTGTCGACGATGACGCTTATGCAAGCGCTATCACTGATTTACGTGCAGCGGTTACAACCGGAACAGAAGTAGCTTTCGAGGCGAGAAACATCAACAAAATGGGTCAGAGAGTTTGGGAAGATGCCGGGCAATCAAGCGATCCAGGCGGATACTACAATATCGGTCTGTTGTTTGATGCAGCTGGTGACACTGCCGGCGATCTCTCCTTTATGATTGAGTACGTCGTAACCTAAATTCAACCAGGGGTGATCTATGTCGAGTGTAGTAGAAATAGCTAATAATGCGCTAAACGCGATTGGGGCGACCAATATAACAGCGCTGGATGAGAACTCCAAAGCAGCGCGTGTTATTAGTCAAGTCTATGCAAACGTCCGGAATGAAACATTTCGCGCTCACCCCTGGAACTGTTTAATTAAGAGGGCCGATCTAGCAAAAGATACGACCGGCCCTACTTATGGCTATAGTAATTCTTATACGTTACCAGTAGATCCATTTTGCTTGCGTGTTCTTGAGTTTAGCAATGGTACGTCAACATATCCTTTCGATAATCTAACAAACAATACCGGCGGCAGCGTCTTTGTGATAGAGGGCCGAAAGCTGCTAACGGACGAAGATACAGCAAAGATTAAGTTTGTATCACGATCTGAGGATCCAAACGAGTATGATGCCGGATTAATAGGCACACTATCAGCACGACTTGCCTATTCTATAGCCTATGCGTTGACTGGATCGACAACAGTAGTGCAGCTGCAAAAAGCCTTATATGACGAGCGATTGCGTGAGGCTAGATTTATCGATGCAACAGAGGGAGCGCCACAGCGTATTGAGGCAAGTGATCTTATTGAATCGAGGTTATAATGGCACGATCAGCGCCAGCTATACAATCCTTTACGGCTGGAGAACTATCTCCCAGGCTTGAGGGAAGAGTAAATATAGAAAAATATAGAGAGGGTTTATCGGATCTTACAAACATGGTGTCAATGCCGCATGGCGGTGTTGCGCGGCGACCAGGCACAGAGTTTTTGGGAGAAGTAAAAACAAGCAGCGTTAAGACACGTTTAATACCTTTTCAGTTTAAGACAAGCGATACGTATATTCTCGAGTTTGGTGAGCAGATTATGCGCGTCTATCGTAACGGCCAGCAATTATTGTCGGCAACCACAAAGACGATAAGCGCCATAACGCAAGCAAATCCAGGTGTTATAACATCGAACTCGCATGGATACAGCAACGGCGATGAGGTATTTATCGACTCTATCGTTGGAATGACAGAGCTAAATACACGTAATTACAAAGTCGCGAACGTCACGACAAACACATTTACGCTAACCGATCTATTCGGTAATGCGATTAACACAACAAGTTTTACAGCATATGCTAGCGCCGGTAACATTAACGAGATATTTGAGGTAGCAACACCTTATCCGGAGGCAGATCTACCGACACTACGCTTTGCACAAAGCGCTGACACAATGTATATCGTGCATCCTAGTTATGCGATACGGACTCTAACAAGGACAGCACACACAACATGGACGTTTGCTACTCCCTCGATAACAGGGTCGCCTAGTCCTAATTTAAATAACGCTACTGATAACTATCCAAGTGTTGTTAGTTTCTTTGAACAACGGCTTGTTTTTGCCAATACAAACAACAACCCACAAACAATATGGTTTTCTAAAACAGCGGATTACAATAATTTTACAGCCGGCAGCAATGCGGATGATGCGCTTATCTACACGATTGCAAGCAACCAGGTAAATGCAATACGATTTTTGACAGCGACGCGCGTGCTTACTGTAGGCACGTCGGGCGGTGAATATGTCGTCAGTACGACGAATGACGGCCCTATAACACCGACAACAACACTTATTCGTAAGTATAGTAACTATGGGTCAGCTAATGCGGATCCGGTACAAGTTGCAGATGTTACCTTGTTTCTACAACGCGGCAATAGAAAGGTACGTGAGTTTCGATTTGTAGGGGATGTCGATACCAGCGGCTATACGGCCCCGGATATGACGATATTAGCGGAGCACATTACCGAGGGCGGCATAACAGAGTTTGCCTATCAGCAAGAGCCGGACAGTGTTGTGTGGGCCTTACGATCCGATGGAGTATTGCTGGGTCTTACATACCGCCGGGAAGAGCAAGTTGTTGCCTGGCATAAGCACACAATAGGAGGTGTGTTTAGTACCGGTAATGCAGTGGTCGAAAGCATAGCCACATTGCCAACAGATACCGGTGAAGACGAGTTATACATGATAGTCAAGAGAACTATCAATTCACAAACAAAGCGCTATGTCGAGCGACTAAAGCTGTTTGATTTTGGAACGTCAGCAACGTCAGCATTTTTTGTTGATAGCGGTCTAAACTATAGCGGCAGCGCTGTTACATCATTAGGGGCATTGTATCACCTGGAGGGCCAAACAGTTAGTATTCTTGGTAATGGTGGATCGCATGCCGATAAAACAGTTAGCAGCGGTACTATTTCTTTAGATGTATCGGCAACAACAGCAGCGGTAGGGTTAGGATATACGTCTAATTTACAGACACTAAGATTAGAAAGCGGTTCCGTAGATGGTACAAGCCAGGGTAAGCCGAAACGTATTCATCACATAACGCTACGTTTATTTAGAACAGTTGGACTAGAGGTTGGGTCGTCCTCGAGCGATGCCGATCGTGTGCCTTTTCGTGATAGCAGTATGGCAATGGATCAAGCGGTTAGTTTATTTACCGGTGATAAGGATATTGAGTTTGCCGGTGGATTTGAGGAAGACGATCGTATTTTTGTCGCTCAAAGTCAGCCTTTGCCTCTTACTGTCCTGGCATTGTATGCGCGTATGAACACTTTTGATGTATAGGTAAAACATTGGATTTCTTAACAGTATTAAATTTAATCTCTGCCGGATCAAATATTCTTGGCGGCATAAACGATAAACAAGCTGGTGATAATGCGGCGGCGGCTGCACAGCAAGCAGCAAACTTTAACGCAACCATTATCGAGCGCGACATTGATTTGCTGGAAAAGCAGCGGCAATTTGTCAACGCAAACTTTGGTGTAAGCAACGATCGTAAGAAAGAAAGTTTTAAATCTGTCCAGGGCGAAGTAAAAGCAAACTATGCCTATGGTGGAATAGATATATCTGAAGGTA